TTATGGACGTGTTGTTAAAAGAATAAAGTAAATTATTATTGTGTATATAATTTATTATTTCTAATTGTTCTTTTACATTTGCAAAATCATCTACAATTTTTATAGGCATTGTTATAACAGTTTAGCCTTTTCTTTTTGAGTTTCGTCTAATGTTTTATGATTTTTTTTTAATTTTTCTAACGTAATTTTATTAGGCCTCCACTCTTCTTTGTTTATAGTTTTGCCTCCCCTATCAGGTTTTGTTTGAAAAATAGCAATGTACATTCCATCATATGGTTTTAATTTTTCTTTCCACCAATCAGGTTCTTTAATAGTGTAATGTGCGTTTTTACCATTAACTAGAGTCTGTGTAGCAGCATAACAAGTGATAGTTAAAAACACTCTGTTACTAAAAGTAAATATATCTTTAAGAACTTCTTCAACTTTATCTTCTTGAACGTGTTCCATTACATCAACACATAAAACTAAATCATATTGTTCAGTTGGTTTATTAGCAAATTCTGGAACTGCTGGGTCGTAAGGAGTAACATCAATACCCATTGGTGAACCAGGAACTTTTTTATTGTTAAATAAAATAGAATGAAATTTTGCTTTACCACAACCATAATCTAAAATAGTTTTTATATTATTTTCTTTTATTAAATTAAAAATGTTATGTTTATATTCTGCTAACGCCTCTCCAATCCAATTAGATTGATTTGCTGCGTGAAACTTAGTTGCTTCTGTTAATGATTCATACATTGTTTTTATCCTCCAAAGTTTTTAAATTAAATGCATAACATATTCTTTTTTCTTTTCTTTTCTCCGGTAGTACATAATGTACTAAGCTATATGGAAAAATTAAAAAATCAAAAATTGTTGGTTGAAAACTAAAAGTTTCATTATCTCTTGTAAAAATTATATTATTGTTTTCGTTTGATAAATAAAACACCCCTGAAAAATTAGAGTGAAGAGTTGGATGAGAATGTGGATTATTGTAAGAGTCGTTCCCTAAAACATTTAACCAACTCCAACTAATATGGCTGTTAACTGTTCTTAACATCATTTGATTTATTGATTCATCCATTTCTTTTTTACCTTCAAAATCTTTATGGAATTGAAACCCTTTTCTATTAGAACGTAAATCACTTTCAGTATAGTTATCATCTACAAATGATAAAATTTTTTTATGTAAAATTGGTTGTAACGGTAATTTACCATGCACGACTGGCACAGCAAACAAATTGTAAGTATTTATCATAAGTAATTATATTCTTTATATTCTTTATAATGCTTATAACATAACTGACTAAAATTAGTCAAGTGTAGAGCCTCTTTAAAAGTATCTACCTTATAGGCATCAATACCATCATAACCCATTTCTTTTGCTATTTTAAATCTATAATGTCCACAATGTATTTCATCATCTTTAAATACAGCCGGAAATAATAAACCATCTTCCTCCATATATTTACGAACAGTTTTTAAATGTTCTTGATCCCATTCCATTTTATTTTCTAACGAATCAAAATTTATAGCAGACAGTTTTTCAGGAAACCATACAATTTTAGCTTTCATGATTTTCATATTATTTATAATTAAAAAAATTAGCCATTACATATCTTGTTGCTGTTACCTCGTTAAATTGTAAAGAAGTATGGTGTATTTTAGAATCAAAAATTAACGCTCTATTTTCTTTAAATCCTATGTGTCTATTTAAAACAAGTTCATCATTTTCTTTATGATAAAAACCAGTACCACTATTTAAGATATTAATTCCTTTTAAATATACTAAACAATTCACATCTGAATGATCAGTATGAGGAGATGCTTCTTTGTGTTTGGTACTTAAAAAATAATTATGCTCTGCGGAAACTAAATCTAGTCCATACTCAGATAGTATTTTAAACACTTCTTTCACTGCAAAATGGTTTTTATTTAAAGGCACATTAAAATATATTTTTTGATAAATATTCTTGTCTTCTTCTCTAGATGTATTATACCGGCTTTGAAAGTTTAATCTTGAAATATCATAAAGTATTTGATTATAAACTTTTTCCTCAAAAAAGTTGTCTTTTACTATTAAAAAATCTTTTATATTAGTGGCTTTCATTCTCTATATATTTACTATATAATATAAATGTGTTATATCAAAGGTTTTTTTATGTTACAAAAATTAGGATTTCTACCAGGATTCAACAAACAAGTCACAGAGACCGGGGCCGAAGGTCAATGGTTTGATGGTGATAATGTACGTTTTAGATATGGCACTCCTGAAAAAATTGGAGGTTGGGATCAATTAGGGTCTGATAAATTAACAGGTGCTGCGAGAGCTATTCATAACTGGGACGACAAAATAGGGTTAAAATATTCTGCAATAGGGACTAATAGAATTCTTTATGTTTATCAAGAGGGAGTATTTTACGATATTCATCCTATAAGAGCTACAATTACTGGTGCTAATTTTACAAGTACATCTTCTTCAGCAACGGTTACAGTAACAGTCTCATCTACCGCAAATTTATTTGATGATGACATAGTCATGTTTGAAGATGTTTCTGGTTTATCTGGATCTACTTTTACTAATGCTACCTTCGAAGGCAACAAATTTATGGTAACTTCTGTTTTAAGTGCCACTACTTTTAACATAACTATGGCCTCTGTTGAATCAGGATCAGCTTTAACAAACGCTGGTACAACAAAAGTTTTATACTATTATCGTGTAGGGCCTTCTCAACAAGAATCAGGTTTTGGTTGGGGAACAGGTTTGTACGGTGGTACCGTAAGTGGAGCAGCAACAACGACACTAGCTTCTGGTATTAATGATACGGTAACTAATATTCCTTTGACCAGTTCTGCAGCTTTTCCTACTACTGGAGAAATTAGAATTGGATCGGAAGATATAAGTTTTGCAGCCAATAATACGTCAACTAATATTTTAAGTGGAGGTGCAAGAGAAATTAATGGCACAACAAAAACATCACATAGTGGAGGAGATACAGTAACAAACATTACAGACTTTACTCCATGGGGAGAATCTTCATCAACTTCACAGTTTACAATAAGTCCGGGTTTATGGGTTTTTGATAATTTTGGTACAAAATTAATTGCACTTATATATAATGGCGAATGTTTTGAATGGGATGCAGCAGCTACAAATGCAGTAACCACAAGAGCGACTATTATATCAGGAGCACCAACCGCTTCACGTCATGTATTGGTATCTACACCCGATAGACACTTAGTATTCTTTGGAACAGAAACAACTATTGGTGATAAAAGCACACAAGATGATATGTTTATTAGATTTTCTGACCAAGAAAATATTAACGAATATACTATTACAGCTGAAAATACTGCGGGTTCACAAAGATTAGCTGCGGGATCTAAAATTATGTCTGCTGTTAAAGGTAGAGATTCTATATATGTTTGGAGCGACACTTCATTGTTTTTAATGCAGTTTGTTGGATCACCATTTACATTTGCTTTTGCTCAAGCCGGCACTAACTGTGGTTTAATTGGAAAGAACGCAGCTGTTGAAGTTGATGGTTCTGCTTACTGGATGTCGGAAAATGGTTTTTTTACTTATGATGGTCAATTAAAATCTATGACCTGTTTAGTTGAAGATTTTGTTTATGATAATCTTAACTCAGTTCCTAGAGATTTAATTAATGCAGGTGTTAATAACCTTTTTGGAGAAATTAATTGGTTTTATTGTGCAGGAACTGCAACAACTGTTAATAGGGTAGTTACATATAATTATTTAGATTCAACAAAAGAACGTCCTATTTGGACAACAGGGACTTTAAATAGATCTGCTTGGGTAGATTCTGCTGTATATGATAAACCACACGCTACACTTTATGATCCTAGTGACAACAGCTCTTACGATGTTACTGGAAACACAGATGGAAGTAGTATATACTATCAACACGAAACAGGGACAGATCAGGAAAATGCAGGTGGTGTAATTACAGCAGTTACTGCCAACATTGTTTCTGGTGATTTTGACATAACACAAAGAAGAAGTAGCACAGGACAAGTAGTAGGGACACCGGACCTAAGAGGAGACGGGGAATACATTATGAGAATTACTAGATTTATTCCAGATTTTATAGATCAAACTGGCGACACTCAAGTTAGTTTTACAACTCGAGACTACCCAAACAGCACTCCGACAACTACAAATTTTACGACTACTACATCTACGACTTTTAAAAGCACTAGACTTAGAGCTAGATCAATTGCATTAAAAGTAGCTAACACAAGTTCTGGTCAAGATTGGAAACTTGGTACATTTAGATTAGACATTGCACCGGGAGGAATGAGATAATGGCTACAGATCAAGAGATACGAGACGCAGGTTTTAAATATATCCCTCAACAAAAGTATTTACAAAATCCTTTTGAGTTACCCGAGAATCAGGAAACAGTAGTTGATAAAGGTATTGTAAGCACAGATGCTTTTACAAACAGCGGCGGCGGAGGAGGTGCTTTTGATCCATACAATGTAGACATGAGCACAATCAGACAAGACTACAATGTATTTCCAAGTAGACAGGCTGCTGAAATATATTCTAAAACATTTAATCCAAAGCCTTATGGCACTGGTGTAGAAAGTGCACAAGCAGCCTATAATCAAGCTAACAAAGCACTAGCTTTAGGAATGGACCCTAACAGTCCAGGTTATGGTTCTTTTACTGGTGGAAAATTAACAGGTTTAAAAGACATAGCTAATGAAATTATAATGAACAACAAAGAACAGTACGGGGCTCAGGGACAATACGTTAACCCATATGACCCTAACTATTCTTCAATGGAAGAAGCACAAAAATTTATGGCACACCCGCTATTTGAAAAGTATTACGGAGTAAATGAAAAAGGA